TAGAATTGAATACATGAACCATATCATGTATTGAGTATTTCTTTCCAGCTTGTTTAAATGCTATTGTTTGTGGTTTAGGTACTCCCCAATTTTCACCGAGATTACCTAAATTGTACACACCCATAGATTCTGTGTGCATATATAATCCTATATTTCTTTCGCCTTCAAGTATCTTCTGTGCTGCTAAAAAGGCTTTAACTACTTTATAGGGTTCTTTTCTTACTTGATTAGCACCTACAAACCCAAATACAAATGAATCTTTATCAAAGGTACTAAAATGGGCATTTCTAAATGAAGATGTTATTTCCCTTGATAATGGCATATACATTGATTTACCAAATAAATCGGGCCTAAAATATCTTGCATTCTTGACATTACCTTCAACCATGTTAAATCCAAACTTTGAATATATACATGGAATATCTACAGCAGCCATTAAGTCAAACATCCCCTTATTAGGCTTATCGGTATCATAGGGTAAAACACCAATCCAAGGAACACCTTGTGCTGTTAGTGCTTGTCTTATTTCTTTCATAATAGGCGCAAACCTCCAAATATCAACACCTACGGTCACTAAAGCTGCAATTTGCTTAGTCCTTAAGACCTCTAAAAGATAACCTAAGCCCCAAACGTCACCACCTTGTGACACTGATATTAAATTAAACGGCATTACCCTAAAAATGTCGTATAATTGTGTTTCTGGTTTAATGGCGCATAAACAAGCAGCATGATACTTATCTGTATCTATACTTGTTAACATAGCGCACATCATATTACCGTTTCCAGTAAAGCAAAACGGATGTTCGCCATAAAACAATATTTCTTTAGTCATTCTTTCACTCCTCAGTGATTGTGTTTCTAATTATACAGTATCTTGTCTTTCATCAATTTCTACATGTGCAATGTCTACTCCTTGGTATACATATCGTTCAACTTCTTCTACTTTAAAAGCTTCGCCACTTACAGGTACATATCTATCTAATGGTTGGATTCCCACACTTGATGGGACGTATAATAGCATTCCTTTGTTCAACAGTTGTCCAGCAGGAGAATCCTGGGACATATAGTTGCCAAAGAGCTCCTCGGTGAGTAAGCCGTAACAATCATCCTTTACGCTTGCCCAATTAAACTCTAACTCATAATCATCGCTGTAGGCTTCGCCTGAATATGCAAGCCTAAATAACTCTCCAGATACATTACACTTAAGAATTGTACACTGGCTATCAAAAGCCTCACTCTCAAAGTTTCTGGGTGTTTTAACTGCAAGCATAAACACCCTTGTATCTGAATTAAACTGTATTATATCGCCACTATTAGCAACGGAATCATGCTGAAAAGTGGCTTCTAAAAAATACTCACGAACAAATGGTTTGGTAACTTGTCTATTGGTTTTGTAATATACATACTCGCCAGTTACATTACCAGCATCCCTTAAAATAGTAATAGAAGTGCCAATATCTTGCAGCACTTCTTTTATATCAGGGCCAAATGACATAGTTATTAACCATTCTCTGTAGGTTCAAATATTACGGAATTATCTGCATCATAGGTGGTATCTTCGCCAGCCTTATTTGAACTAAAGCCAGCATCTATCTTAGTACCAAATAACTTATATGCATCTACACCTTCAAATAAGTGGGATTCTTCTTCAACTGCTGTTTCAAACTGCTCATCCATGGTTTTAAGCATATCTGAGTAATGTTTGAACCTATGATGAAGATGTGCCCCCTCAAATCTGAATTTCCTAGCTGAACCTGATTGAAGGAAATAAAGTAGATGCCGAATAGAACGAAGCCTTAACCACTTCAACCTAAAAGCACTAGTTTGAGGTAATGTCCAGCCTAGTTCTTGTTCGGCATCATCTACGGCATCAATGTAGTCATCGTCCTCCAGGTCATTGACCTGTGCTCTCATGGATCTACGTAGCCTAGTTATTAATTCATTTTGAGTCATAATCGTGCCTCAATTATAATGCTTTTCTTTTACTCTTTTTGGCACTACTCTTTTTAGTTGCTGTTTTAGCAGGGGATTTAGCTTTCGCTTTAACCTTTGCTTGTTTTTTATTACTACTCGGTGAAGAGGATTTTTTGGTTCTTGTTTTCTTAATGGGGGAAGCTTTAGCAGGACTCCCCCCACCTTTAGGTGTAATATTAATAAGTGTGCCTGTTCCTGCTGCAAACTCACTTAGTATATCCTGTGGGATAGGTTCAACAGCATCATCAAAAATACTGCCTTTCGGCCAATGTGCGTATAACCCATCGTCTCCTTTGCCTCTTAAGGTTGTATCAGCTTTTAATCTCATTTCATTTCACCTCTGTGATTGTGTTAATAATACTTACTGTACATTCAGAATATAAACTGCTTCTGGAAAGTAAAGTACTGGCAATCCTTTTGCTTGTGCTCTGATCCAGTAAGCTTCAGGATCCCACTCAGGATTGTTGTCAAGTTTAATACCATAAGTTCCTGGAATACCAAATGGAGCGTCAAACCAGTCTGCAATATCCTGATTCTCAACCTTACCACTTGTCGGCATAAATACAGCCAAATCGTCATCCATGAAGATCTTAGTCATTGATACAACATCTTCGCCAGCCTTGTAACTTGAAGACGGTGCAGTACTGACAGTAATGGTACCAGCTTCTGTCTGAATTGAAGCTATGGTTTCATCTTCATAGGTTCCAGCAGATACATCATAAAATCTTAATGTACCACCAACCTCAAAGTCCTCAGTATCAGTTACAGAAATTACTGTGGTACTATCGGCAGTTACAGCAGCAGTAAGCCTAGCTTCTACTGTATACCTTTCCCTAATTACTTCAATGTTAACGTCAAGGATGGTACCAAGGATATCGGTACGTACACCAAGTACATTATCATTGCCCTTGCCAAACAGGTCGCCCCTACCAAATGCACTGCTCTTATACAGGTCACGTACACCAGAATCTTCAACCATGTAACGGAGTACAGTCTGAGTTACCATCATCGTAAACTCACTGGCATCAGTAACTTCTTCCAATACTGATTTAGCATCACGAATATCACTAAGAATATCTTTGGTGCTACCAGCAGCCCACTTATAGTTAGTGGTAAGGGTTACTTTGTTTGCAGAAGGAATATTGTATGTGACAGTGGATTTAAGGCCACCTTTTTCAAGATAGCTAAAAGTGCCCTCTGAAAACATTTTCACAAACATCCATTCTTTTCTGCGGTCAGTACGATAACGCAACTGCAAAAGTTCTTTAGCCAGTTTACGCTTCGCATTCATCTTTGTATTGGTTGTTCCAGGTTCGCGAAGGTTGTTTAAGAACTGCTCGTCAAACAACATCTTCTCGCCCATGAAAGCGGCTTTCGCAGCATGTGCAGCCAAACCTCTCGGTGCTCCCTGAGGGGTCTTAGCTCCAGGTGCCTTAAATGGTACCATACCACGAGAACCTATTTGACTCTCCCATTCTATCTGGTCAGAATCAGCCCTTTGTTTACTAAACCTGTTTACGAATTTGAGATTGGGGGCGGAAGAAAACTTATCAATAAGTTTTGTTAGCTTGCTCAATCTCAAATCAGGAATATCACTTGCTCCTAACGGCATTTTTTTTCCTCCTAATTTTTGATTTATTTAACAACTGTATACTTGCCAAAGTCAACAGCACTAAGATCAGTAATAGCAGCAGCGTCAAAGTTCCAAGCCATACCAGAGTACATAGTAAAGTTACTTATCATCAGTACTCCTGCTCCACCTTTAGCATTTTCACCAGTACCAGTTTCTACAGCACCAGCAAGAATACCAACACAATCAGAAAACCCATTACCACTAGTACCAGCTTCAACAGCAGCACAAGCAGCGTCTGCTATTGGGGCACCATTTGTAATTGCAGTAGTAAAGGTAATCTCTGCCTTATGACTATAGGTCGTTCTATCAATAGCGGTAATTGCACCACCATTAACAGCAGCAGCAGCATCGGTATTAATAATAACATCATCGCCAACCTTAAACTTGTAACTTTCACTCAATGTTACTTGAAAAGTACTCTCACCAGATGCAATATCGTCAATCAAAAATGCACGTCCTGGCTGGTATGAAGCACCATCATCTACAGGGGTTGGGTTATAAGGTACATACTGACCTTTATTTCCTGTCGTAAGTGCAGACAAGTTTTTTGCAATTGCAGTGCCCTGTTTAAGTGTGCCATATCCTGCTGATAACTGAATCGGCAAAGACAGTACATAATCAAACTCACTATACAGGAGTCTACTGTAATCAACTGGCAGCCCATCATAAACATGCGGAGTATCGCCACGATTTACCATTTTGTAACCTCCTTTTAGTTAGTTTTGGCTGCTTCAACGGCTTTTGAATCTCCTGCCAAACTAAGCATTTCAACTTCCCATGCTCCGTCATCTTCGGCAGTATCTGCACCATCAGCAACTTCAGTTTTCTTTGTTAAGCCACTTCCAAGAACCTTACCAGTATAAGAAGCATTAAGCTTTCCTTCCCAATCAGTAATCTCAGCAGCAACAGCCTCTTTGAAACTTTTTACATCAAGCACATCGTCAGTGACAAATTGCTTATGTCCAATTGAACCATGTACTTTTCCATGCATATCTTCAGGAATATCACTACCTGCGAGGGCAGTATCCCAAATGGCTGTGACACTATTCTCTAACTCATTATGAGTACGGATAGCATCTTTTTTCTTTAGGTCCTTTACATCACTCTCAAGACTTTCATGGCTGGCTTTCAAAGTATCATTTTCCTTTGTTAAACCATCAATCCTTGGCTGGAGTTCAGCAGTAACCGTCTCTCTTGTATCATTTTGAATCTGGGCAACCAAATCTGGATGCGCCTTCTTCAACTCTGCAAGATTCACAATACTACCTCCTTCGTTTTCATTTTTAGTTGTTTCCTCTTCAACCGTTTCTTCATTACCATTTTTCCTCTTTTGTACCTCCTCTTTTAAAAGTTTCATGGTTGTTTCTATAGGTTCAATAGCATCAACCATTTTATTTCTTTCTGCTTTTGAAGCTATAAACATTTTTCCATCTGCCATATCACTTAATACAAATTGTTCTGTCACTCCCCTACCTTGTGCTACACTACTTACAAAT